TTGGGGTTGTTGGTTGTGGGTTTTTTAATGGGGTGGGGGGGGGGGGTGGTGTTTGGGTTTGCCATGACGATAGAACATGTAGGAAGATCAGCCGCAATGTTTCCATCAATTTTGTACTTAACAAATGGACTTACAAGAATGTTCATGCCTGCGGGCATAAAGTTAGACCTGTAATGCCATGTTGCATTGAGCGGATTCAATGTCTGGAGGAATGGATTGTATCCAATCTTTCCAAAGACACTGTCAGGAGTATCAGATCCTGTTGGTGATTGAGTATCAAGACCAAACTCACCAAATGTATTTGTGTATGTATCTCCACCATCACCCATAGGTGTTGGAGCAGACATTACAGCATTACCATTTGTTACAATTTCTCTTGTGTCGGGTGATGTTGCAAACACCATCCAAGTAAGAGGATGCATAAGTGTGGTATTGGGCTCATGTCCTCTCATTGTCAGATATGATGTCATATATATCATATCATTTAATGAGAATGTTCCATTGAAAGCGCCAGTAACATTTCTTCCAGATGTAGCACCATAGAATGAATCAGTAGGACTAATGTTATTGAAAACATCCTGTCCTGTTACCTCAAGAGCATCCATGCAAAGACTTTCTTTCTTCCTTGCAAGAGCTTTTCCGGCCTCTTTTACCATGAGACCAAGCAACTCAAGAGATCCAACCCATTTTGACTCTTCGGAGAAGCCAAACATAACACCAATCTTTTTATAATTGAGTATGCTGACCATTTCTCCACCGTCAAAATGAATCTTCTGAAGTTTCCATTCTCCGTTTTCACCAATCTCTTCAGCATTCATCGGTCCAAATCTACCAACATTGACCTGTATCTTAGCACCAATGTTAATTGTCTTGAACAGATTTGAAGAGATCACCATTCTCGGTTCCATTGAACCCTGAAGAATTGTGGTGATAACTTTAGGAATAAATCTAAGCAAGTCGTTTGACATTACCATGTCATTGTACGTGTATCTTCCGTACACAAGTTCTTTTTTAGTCTGTCCTGTCGAATCTGTGCGATCTATCTTTTTTCCGGTATAACCGTTAGTTACAAATAGATTGCGAGTTTGTGTGAATTGTGCAATTTCATCTTGAAGAATTGGCGCATCAACAGGAACGAACCTTGACTGAATGATTGAAATATTGTCCATGTTCATGTTCCTCCCGTTTATCTTACGTCAAAATCTATTCTTGCCATTCCAAAGAGTCCAGCTTTAACTGCATCAACAACCTCAGAGATTGTTGGGGTTGCGCCTGCGACATCTTCGAGAACTGTCCCTGCGACAAGGAAAAGAACCTCGGGTGTTCCACCGGTGTTCGTTCCAGCAAGACCAGATCCTATTTTATTATCAACAAATTCCAACAGATCTTTTGGCTGTTTGAAATCAACAGCAACAAGTTTTCCAACTGTCTGCCTTGTTGATGTAGTTATTGAGCCGTCAACAACAAATCTACCATTAACATCAGAAACAACATAGTCTCCAACTGTCGGATATGTGCTGTCTGATTCACAATATGCAAATGGGAACTTTGACTTCAACAGAGCATATGAATCACTTGCACTGAAGTTTCCAGATTCACCAGTGTATGTCTCGACAACTTTTGCCCAGTTAACATACGGCATATTGAGATAACCCTGCCTGTAAACAGACATTGCTCTGCTTCCCGGAGGATTATAGTTGATCTCTCTTCCTCTAACATCAGACATAATATGAGACATTGCTATTCCCAATGGTCTGTTAGCAGGAAGTACGATTGTGTCGCCAGCCGCAACTGCATTTTCATCGATTCCTATTGTTCCAAGCTCTTCATCATATGATGTATATGTATGAGTGGATGCGCTTCCGCCGTTTGCAATAACCATCGTTCCAAGATGATCGGCAGGATATGCCCAATAAGAATTCGTTGAGCTGATAGTGTTCACTGAACTAGCTGCCGCGTAATCAACACCAAGAGGTATTGTGCTAATTCCAGTGGTTCCAGTATCAACTGGTATTGGATGATAGATTGACTCGGAATTGAAATAGCCCATTTGGCCAACCAATGCCATAATTGTTCCCTTTACAGCAACGATTCCATCTTCCGTTGATTGATCTTTGAAGACAATCGGAAGATATTTCGAAGGCCAAAATACTTCAGCCATTGTCATGCCTCCGGAAATAACGATATCTTCCGGGACATCTGACCTCAGGTATCTTGAAGTTGCTCTTCGAATATTAATCTTTGATGAAAGGTTTTGAAAGTCGAAGTACCTCATGTAATTACCTCTCCTTGTTATTTAGTCCTAAACAGATTCGCTCTTTCTTCAGGGGTCAGAGAATCGAGAGTTACTCTGGAATAGGTCTGTGTTTGTGTCGTTTTTGTATCTTCTATTTTTGGATCCTTTTCAGTAGAATCTTGATGTGATTCTGGCTGTTTCTGTGCTGGTGGCATTGTTACTGTGTATTCTTTACTTGTCTCGATAATAATAGTGTCAAACTTCTGAATATCATCATCAGTAACCGCAATTGTATCCAATGAAAGAGATGTATCATTTGCTTGAATAAGTTTTACAAGTTTCAGTGCTTTAATTTTTGAGTCTTTAACTTGACTAAGCGCTAACTCATACTTATTAAGAAGAACACTAAAATCTTTATTTACGATTTCAAGTTCCTCATTATGAAGAGCATCACTTATCTTTGATAGTGTCTGATTTGTAAGTGTGGTAACTACAGTGTCAAGATCATTCTTAGCATAGTAGTTAGCATCAAGATGTGCTTTCATTCTTGGATCTGCAAGAATCTCAGCAATATTAAAATCTTCAATATTGTCCTCTTTCTTAGCTGATGGGCAGCCAAGTTTTGATGCTTTCTTCATAACGCATGATTTAATTTTCTTCTTTGTTTCATCAGAGACTTTTGCCTTATTAAGTAGTCTAAGTGCTGCCGTTACGTGTGCACAATCAGGAACTGGAAAACTTCTATTGGGCCCACAGAATGTGGATCCTTTAAGGTCTTTCCTTTTCTCTGGTGTCAGTTTTGCATCATCTGTTACAGCATCTTCGATTATGGAGTCAACCGCAAGCAGAGCCGTTATCTCTTCAGCAGGAGTTGTTGAAAAATCAATTGAACATTCATCGCATTCAACATCATCATCTTCGGGTTTAGTAATTTTATTGATTGCAATGATAGTATCATCGATCTTATCATCTTCTGCATCTTTCTTAGATTTCGACTTACACTTGTCGTCGGTACATCCATTATTCGCATCGTCTACTTTCTCACCAGCGTCAGTTTTCGTATCGGTGTTTTCTGTAGCTGGATCTCCAGCTTTTGTTTTGTCGTCTTCTTGTGTTGTGGAACTATCTTTTGTCTTGTCATCGTTCATTATCACCTCGCTTGAATGACGCTTGATAGAGTCTTCAATAATCACGGAAGTCGCATGTTCATCTGCTGGTTCGTTAACATATGCAACATGTGCAAATTTAACAGCACCATCCATTGTGAAAATACACACTTTATCGTCATAGATCTGCCCACGAGCGTGCTCATGTGCGTACTCTTCAGCGATTGAATGCATTTTTTCACCACAAATGTTACATGTCGTTTCTGTTTTTCCGGGAATATCGTAAGCCCTAACGCTAACAGTTAGATAGCGCTGGTCTTTTAATTTTGCTATTGCTTTCTCATCAGTGATATAAGCAATAAGTTCTATATAACCGGTAGGACTGTCTGGTGTCTCTTTAGCAATAGAAACAAAACTGGATTCCAGAATTCTTCCTATCGTCTGTTCAACATCATCTGTGTGGTTTAACACAACAGTCTTTCCGTGTGGGTGGACAAAGGATTTATAAGAGTTTTTGAGAAGATTGTCGGTGTAGAAATAAAAGTTGTCATTTGGAAAGCCACTATGCGTTGCTTTTATTTTTACCTTAATCCCTTTAAAATCTGCACCGATCTGAACAATATCATTAATCCATGCTTTTGATACAATAAAAGTATCATTAACTGCATATTGTTTAATTGGCATTTTTATTCTCCTTCATGTGATATATTATACCATAAAAATTACACTTATGCAACACTTTTTTTATAGCTCCTTTAAACTACTATCGTAACTTATTATTTGTTCGATAGTTAAAGTGTCTTCATTTTTAAAGACATTTAGTGCATTTTTCATATTATTTGCTAAGCTTCGAGCATTGCTTGACATAAACTGGTTTATAGAATCATTTCGTTGACCATTAATTATACTCGATCTCTTAGAAAAACGATCAACCAATTTTTTCTTCTCATCTTCCATAAGTTTTGAGTTATTAATGTCGGCAATTACATCATTTATGAGAGCATCGATTGATTTTTTATTATCATTTACTGCTTCTCCGGGAGCACCTGTTGTCTTTTTTCCATATTGATTTTCAGGTTCATTTTGTTGATTTTTCGAATCTCCTGTTTTCTTTGGATTGATTGCAAATATTGTATCTGCAATCTGTGCATCTTTCATTGGAAGCATTCCAATCTTTAATCTTGTTTCTGTACGTGTAAGAAGACCTGCATTAAACAATGACATCCAATGATTATTAAGTGATGTAAGATATGCAATATCAATCTCAGGAAAAACAAGATGTACTTTTCCAGCCGCTCCGCGAATCTTTGTATTTGGTGATTCCATTAACAATTCATCGATTATAAATCTATCAAATGTTCTAGCAATAACTCTCTGAATATACTTTGCTTGTGTGATCATGTCATCTATTAGAGCAGCAGCTGTTGATTTATTCGATGTTCCGCCTTCACCAGCGGATAAAGGAGAAAGATGCAGTCCGGCTAAAACTCTAGCCTTTGCATAATTAAGATATGTTTCCATATTTAATATATTTGCAGGAGTTGGCATTGTGAGTTTTGCATCTGTCGTTGTAACAAGACCACCATGGGCTTTCATTGCTTCTAGCTCCTGTTGTCCTTGTAACACATTGTTATCTTGTGCAATAATTGTGCTATTTCCTGCTGGACTTACCTGATATAACATTACCGGTATTGCATGTTGAAATGATTGAAGAATCATGTTATCTTCTAATCTTCTTAACATGTAAATGTCATCATAACAATTAGACAGCAAAGGATATCCCCACACTTTACCGGGATATAGTTTAAAATGTATTATTTCACGGGCCCAGTATTCACGTACAAATGCTTTATTAATATACTGCTCATATGATATTGGATTAGCTTCTCTATCTGTCCATATTTTAACGGTTGCTATTCTCATATCAATATAGTCAAGTCTGGCAAGTGGTAATTTTAATTCACCATTAATTGGATCTTTATATTTCTTTCCGGAACTGGCATTACTATCACGCACTTTAACAATAAAACCATTTGAAAACCCAATGACATCTCGCGTAAGAACTTCAAGCATTTCGTCCATAAGTAAAGAACCAACTCTCTCCATTTCATTGAATCGTCTTTCAATGTATTTAACGGCTGTTGAGTTTTCACCATTTAGTTTCCAACCCTGAGCAAGAACCATCATGGTATATCTATCAACCATTAGCCGTGCATATGAATCAGTCTGTAGTAATTTACGAATATCATCAAAGAAATATTCGCCATCGCTATATGAATTACGAACAGCGTTCATTAATTTCTTATGCAATATTGGCATCTGCAGTGGAATTGTAACAGGTACTGTTGAAATAATATATTTATTTACTCCACTATCAATTGTTGATGGTATTCTTGTCAGAGCCTGTGCCCTTATTCCACCAGATGATAAATCCATTAATCTGCGAAATACTTCCATTGTTACCTCACCTTGTAATAATCTAAAATTTCCTTAACAAGACTTAAACGCTCTGTTGCGTGTTGTCTCTCTCCAAAAACTTCTAGCCGCTTTTTATCATTTATATATTGAGATAGTGCAACAGGATCTCCACGCACAACTCTTTCCAGAACAGTTTGCAGTTTTCTCTTATTTATGAAAATAGGATATCCTGTCTTTTTTGAGGATCTATATAGTAATATTTTATCTTTATATTTATTATATACATTATTATCACCACCTGATCCATCGCCAAATTTGATAACAGGTCTACTATTGTCATTGTCAATAACAATGTCTTCATCCGGTATAGTATCCAGTAGCTTATCATTCATTTCTAGACAATTATAAAAATCACCAGGAGTCATCTTAAGTTTACCAAGAGCAATCAGAAATTCGTTAATAACTGAAAGCATTGCGATTCTATTTATATCATATTGTAAATTGTTTAAACTAAGTTGGAAACTACCAACAAATAGATTCATAAATTGCGTTATTCTTGCGAATATAACACGCAAAACAGAGTCAAGTAAATCAGCAAGAATGTTGAATGGTAGACATCCCCATGCATTATCTGGTCTTTTAATATTATTTTTAATTATAGCACTCGCACTCGCATATACCCCAGGTATCCAAGATGTCATTAAACTAATAAGCATGTTCTGTCCCATCTTTAATAATCTATTTATTATACTTTCAAAATCTGGCATTGCTAATTGCTTTGCCATTGTAAGGACGGCAATAAGATAATCAATAAATTTATTATACTGTTCCAGTATATTTTCAAGCGATAGTGTAAGATTATTTTTTTGAACTTCTCCTATTGCTTTTTCTAAAAATTCACCAACAAGACAACAAGCAATCTGATATCCAGTGTCCTTTGTTATCAGTTGTCTAAGTGTTTTATATAATTCTGCGGATGCGTCCGCGGGAAGTGCAAGTATTTGTCCAAAGTCAACAACAAATCCGCCAAATGTTGCATAGTTACTTTCAAATGATAATAGATTGAGATTTCCAGCATCTGTGTCTTTATATGGTTTCTGAAGATAATTCATTATGCTTTCATATCCTCTTTTTGTTGTGCTATATAATGATTGCATTTTAACATTATATTCATCGGCTTCGTCGCCAAGTTTTAATGCTCCTAACATTCTACCCATTACGTCTACATTTGAAAATTCTGATATTTTTATACTGTATGCAAGAATGTCGGCTGAATCCTCAATGTTATATTTGGATGGATTTGTTACCATATCAGCAAGTAAGAAAATAAGCATTGTAAATGCAGTTTGCGTTGCTCCTGCGCACATGGTTGGATCGTCATTCGGAACAACAGGAATCCATAAAAGATTTCCTTCGGCATCGTATGCAATTTCTCCAATTCGAGGTGCTGTTAATATTGCATTAAGCTCATCTTCATCTAACTCTGTTCCAGTTGTTGTTAATGACGGATCATCTACAAATACTGGTTCTTTTTCGAAAATACTATAGGTATTATATATTGAATAATCTGATGTTTCTAATTCAGTGTATGTTATTGGATATGTTCCGTCGCCTGATGTTCTCCAATTCACTGTTGCAATACTATTATCAACTTTAACATACTCTTGATCATAGTATCGCGTTGTTCCACTATTAACAACAGAGTATATCGTTTTGGTAAATATACTATTATCAACGCATATTGAATTATAATCGTTGGATATTGTTGCCCCTGCGATGGTACATGATGTACAAAAGTTTTTGGCAATCCATCTGTAAAACCATGGCATTGTCATCATCACGGTAACTGCCATTATTACTCCATATATTATTGCGGTTGCTGGAGTTACAACAAGCAGAGCCGCAAGTCGTCCAACTGATGTTATGAATAATCCTTTTTGGAATGGCTTAATTGGATCATTTTCCATTGAGTGTGTTAATTTTGCAAGAGGTGTAAGAATACCAACCTTTACTAAATTTATGAACATTTTAGTAACGCATGTTATCTGTCCTGTTAAAAATTCCTGCAATGCTTGGGAAGGACTGGCTGATTTTACACCAACACATTTATCTTTTCCATCCGGACATGAGAAACCCATTGTTACTTCACCTGCTGCTATTTGGGCCGCATTAGTGTCACCAAATGGATCTGTGTTTTTACTACCAGCTTCAATAATATTATTAAAATCATTAAAGTTTAATGAAGTAAGACTCGAATTACCAAGTGCTTTTCGAGCAGCATCTCGTAATACTGGATTTTCATTTAAATCAATTTTAAGACCAGACAGATTATGCTTTATTATTTCATCTAGTTTTTTATATTCATCTATCATGTTATAGACAGCACTTTGAAAATTATTCAACGGAACGCCAGATTCTATTTTTTGTTTGAGATAATCTGATTCAAGAACCAGTCCTTTTATTTTTTTTACAGCTTCCTCAAAGTGCATTTTATATGCAATTGATCCCTTCTCAGTCGTGGCATTGCTCTCAACACCATTAAGTATATTTAATGTCGCTCCCATTGTGCGATTTACTTGCTCTATTAAAATCGCTATTTCTCTAATTCTTTCAGTCATATTTCTCCTTACATTATGTTATGTCTATTAGATAGTAATAAAGATTCTGTTCCTGTTATGCTTCCAAGAGACACTGGCAATACTTTGTACCATGCCGGAAGAACCGAATATGTTGTTCCAAGAGTTCCATACTCTGTTCCTGTGTCATCAGCTTTAGGAAACATTGAACCATCGTGATACGTTGTGTTTGTGTATATCTCCAATACGTGTCCAGACGCTGGTACTGTTTCTATTATATCTCCGGCATCTGTTGTCTGTTTCCATCTTAAATATCTTGTTGCAAATGGAAAGCCAATCAAAGTTGTAAGATTTCCACCATAGTATTTCAAGCATCCGGTATATACTGATACCCAACTTCCTGTTTCTTGTGTGTCTGATATCTGTATTTCAATATAAGGAACTGATTCCGTTAAACCTGTTGTCAGCCCATCTATTTTCAAAAAAGCAATATCTGATACCGCGCCAATATCATGCGTTGACCATGTATCAGCGACTGGTATTTCATCGTCGGTGTATAATTCAGTTAATCCAAATCCACCTGTTGTTACTTCGGTCCATGTTGATGTCATATCTCCAAAGAATTCAATTGATAAATGGCCTCTTGTTGCATAATTTGAATAATTAGTAAGATCAAGAAGTTCAACTGTCTCTTCAACATCACATGGAAATCCCTCAGCGGTATGTGATCCTACAAATCTAGGAAATGCATCATATGATGTGAAATATGGAACTGGACCATACCCTGTGTGGGTTTCCCATTCCATTCTAACAGATAATATCTGGCCTGGTGTAACAGCAAGACCCGCACCAAGATCTAAACTTGTAAAAACGTATTCATTATTAGAAGCATTCAGATATTTTTGGTACGTGTGCTGAGAAGATAATGTCCATATAGGAGTAGATTCACTTCCACTTACATCCCAAATTCCAATATAAATATTTACATACTCAGTCTCCG